ATTGTTCATCGTAGAAACACGAATCCAGCGATAGTTGTATCCGGGCTGTTTGTCTGGCTCGGGCAACAGTTCAGGTTGCGCCCACTGCTTGGGACGTTCCTGTACCGCACGTGTTGTCAACTCGCGTGTGAGTTTGTTGTCTTTAATATCAGCCATTACGGGCCTCCAATTCAAGTTGTGCCTTCACATATTGCTCTGGCGTTAAACCCAGTTTTCGGGCTAGGTTTACTTGGCTTTGCTTTAGCTTAACCTTATGAGGGGCCGTGCTACGAACTGCCGGGGCGACTACAGTACCGGGTCTTGTCCGGGTCTGCTGTCTATTGTCTTCTTGGCTTTCAAATTTCTCTGAAAACCGTTTGCGCATTGTATTGTCCAATTCGCGGTAATACTCATCAGAACCAACCTCTACACCATTGTCTCTCAGGTCTTCGTGTAAACCTAGAGCAAAGGCCGTCATACTCCGATCCTGTCCAAACCAGCTATTGCGCTTTTGCCACGCTACTGCTTTATTGTCCGGTTCAGGTATGTTCGGTGCAGGTTGATACTGCACTTGTTGCTGTTGTACCTGAAATTCTTCCTCTTGTAAAGAGGGCATACGAAAGTTTTTTACCTGTATGGCTTTCAGGTTGGCCATCTGCAATGCTTGATTGGCCTCCATCATCTTGTCGGAATCACCTGCCTCATATGCTTCTTTATAAGCACGTTGAGCAATCTTCAACTCCATATCAGCATTACTCTGAATGGTAGAGACGTACTCTTTTTCACCATTGGTAAGAATGCCTTTGATGCGCTTATTCTCTTCAAGCAGGCGTTGTGCTAAACCGACAGCTTCTTGCTGTTCGCGCAGGGCAGACTCTTTCTCACGGCGCTCATCGTGCCAAACCTTACGCATTTGCTTGAGTTTGGTCTTTACGTTGTCGTCGTACTGGTCTAGCTCATCCTTCTCTAGTTCTTCAACCAGAGGTTTGGGTAGAGGCTGTCGGCCACGGTCTTCAGCCGGGGCGTCGTCTTCAATCTCGATTTCAATTTCAGGTTCCGCGTTTTGTGCGGGTTTACCCTTACTTTCAACTTCGTCTGGAAACTTGAATTCTGTGTCGTCGTCTAAAGGCATTTTGTGCTCCTTTTATTTACGTTTGATACCACGGGGATCGTCTACGACGGCCTCGACAGTATCGTCATTGATGATGCGGAACTCACGGCCATGTATGACCAAGCGAGAACCTGAGTGTGGACGCACGAGGACAAAATCCCCGGGTTTACACCACGGCCCGGTAGGGAACTTAGATGGGTCTTGATAGCAGTCTGGCCCCATATCAACAACAAATAAGACCGTTGTGAGGGTCTCTTCGTTGCGCATGGTTTCATCAGCTTTAATAATACCAATCTCACTGTCCTCAAACTCTTTCTCTGCCTCTGGAATTGCACAAAGGATTCGGTAGCCAGATGGCCTTGGTAATTGCTTACCTTTTTCCTCCATTGATGATTGCCAGTTATAGGTTCCCACGACTTGTGGGTTATTGGCGTCTGTAGCCAATAGGATGGAACTAGTCATCCGAAGTCTCCAATCGTTGTTTCAGGTCTAGGGTGTATCCCCGCATGATGAGCAGACCACGAATCTCACCACACAGTTTCTTGTAATCCTCAAAGGACTCGGCCTTGCCCTCGGCCAAGTAGTCCTTGAGTTGGTCAATCTTCTCGTCCGCTTGTTGGATAAGAACTTCAAATCCATTCATTTATTCACCTTTAGGTTGTCTTTGTCTCATCTGGATACGCTCCTGCATTGCCCGCAGTTGCTCTTCTGCACTCTTGTTAGAAAGTTGTTTGAGAACATCAACACTCATGTCCATCATGTGGCGCTGCTTGTCTTCTTGCATCTGCGCGGCCATCTTCACTGCGTCCATCTTGATGCGTTTGTCATCAGTGGCCTGCTGTGTCTGGATGCGGTCACGCTCGACTTGCAACTGCGCTGCTTTGATGGCGTTGTCGGCTTGGTCTTTAGCAGCTTTACGCTGGTTCTCTTGCGCCTTGAGTTGCAACTCTTGCATCTGCATTTGCACGATGGGGTCTTGCGCTTGTTGTTGCGCTTGAGCCTGCTGTGCTTCCTGCTGATTCTTCTGGAGCAACTGCTGCGCGGCTTGCGCCAACATCGGAGACAGACGTGCTTCCACTTCTGGAGACATCTGAACTTCTTCACCAGACTCATCTGTCTGTGGTGGCAACTGCATACCAAGAGTCTGCTCAATCTGCTTGCGATACTCAAAGCCTAAGTGCTCGTTGATGTGAGACATCATGGCTGACTGCATCTGCTGCGCCATCGGGTTCTGTTGCAAAAGTGCCTGAATCTTGGGGTCTTGCATCGCTGACATGTGCACAACAATGTGAGCCTTATGATCTTGCGACAGGAACGCTTTGACCGGCTTGCCTTTGAGCACATTCTGATTCTCTGACACTGGGTCAGTCGGCTTCTGGTCGTCGTCCATCGGCACAAGTTTCTGCGCATCCTTGATACCTAACACATCGAGCATCTGACGATGCAAGAGTGGCAGGTTGTACAACTGAGGCGCACCTTGGGCCAACTGCAACACCGCTTGATACTGCACAATCTTCTGCGCCATTGTTGACGCATTAGGATCACTGACTGGTATGACATCCACATCATCATAGTCAGACTTCTTGGCTTTGCGACTGCCTTCGCTTGGCTGGTAGTCGTAGTCGTCTGGTGTGTACTCAGCAATGATATGCTTCAAGAGACCCAACTCTTGCTTCATTGAGTAGTGAACACGTGCCTGAATAGCAGACATGTTTTTCAATGTGCGCTCAAGAATCGCCAAGGTAGTACCCACAGGCGCTTGCGCACTCATATCACTGAGCGTCAAGTCCGCTGTATTAGCGAAGCGTCTACCTTCTTCAACAATCTGACCAAGCAACGCCATCAATGTCTGGCTTGGCTCTTTGTACGGCAGGGGCAATAAGTTGTCTTTCAGTGTGCCGCTTGCCACATCCGCATCGCGCCATTCACCCGGAGCAATCGGTGTGTCGTCGCCTTTGACTCGCATGCCGCGAGTCTTGAAGCCGCCGGGCAGGTTACTTAAAGTACCAGCATCGACAAGCTGACGAATAAGAGAAGTGCCTGACTTAGCAAAAGCCCCAATGAGGTGGATGAGGCCAAAGCAGTAAAAACCAAATCCCGGAACGTAACCATAATGGACAAAGTGCTGTCGTTTTGTGTAAGTCTCATCATCTGGCTCCCAGTTGCGACGAATGGCCAGCACGTTGCTGGTTCCCTTTTCAATGGTGACTACATACGGCAGTGCGATGCCAGTCTTGTTACCCTTCTTGTCTTTGTGCTCATAGCCCTCAAGGTCGAGGTCTACGTTCATCTCCAAGAGTTTGAAGCGATCATCGGCAGTGGCGCGAAAGCCCATCTTCTCTGCGATCTTCTTCTCAACTTCATCCAGCACGTTGTCAGGTGTGCCCAAGTCCACGTCCATGTAGAACCCTGCGACCTGCAACTTGCGCAACTCGTTCTCGGTCTTACGCATCACATGAGTAATACGCGGAGAAGACTCTAAGTTACTCGCACCGTAAGGCACAACGATGTCTTCAGCAGGAACGAAAAACGACACTTGGCGATCAAGCGACGGATCAAAGTACACCTTCTTGAACGCGTTACCAGACAGACCCAAGCCCCACAACATGCGCTCATGCTCTGGTCTATATTCCTTCATCACATCAGTGAGTTGGTAGTTCATGTCGTCTGCTACGCGCTGTGCAGACTCTTTCTTAGCGGGTGTCTCTTTACCAATGATCTGGGTCTTGACTGGCCCAGCCGCAGGGAACGTTGCCATCATTGTTTCTGACTGGAACTTCACCAGAGCTTCAGACAACATGGGGTGGAACACACCACACGCGCCTTCCCATGGCTCTGTTCGTTCTTCAATCTTCATACCCAACAACTCTAGGCCATCGACGTAAGTCTGCATCCAGTCTTTGCGACTGGCTATGTCTTCATCGTAGTCACTGATCAACTCTTCAGCAAGACTTTGCAAAACATCTTCACTAATGAACTCAGCCAAGTTGGCATTGAAGTCGTCTTCTGAATCTTTATCAGGGACAATTTCAATCTCCATACCATCTACACCAATGGTTACGGACTCGGGGTCTTCAATTTCAATCTCAATTTGAGGAGATGATTGATCCATTGCGGCCAGTTCTTCTAAGCCTTGTGGCGCTGCATATAGTGACTTCTCAATAGCCATGTTTTATCCTTAGTAGTACGGTTCTTTCCTGCGGAAAGACTTCGGTTCATCTTCCTCATCAGACGCCAATTGAATAAAGCCACCGCGCCTGTAACGCAGTAATGCCTGAGTCATTGAGTCCACCAAGTCATCATGTTCACCTGACGGGAACGATGCGACCTCTTCAACCAATTCTTCTGCCCAGTGCGTATTAGGCACCCAAACGTGTCCGGATGCAAACATATCAGCCACCGCATTTAGCCGCGCAATTTTATCGTTACCTTTGCTCGGTGTGAACTCCTGCACCGGAATTCCCATCGACCTGAGTTCAAATATTAAGGGCGAACCTGCCGCTTTAGCCTCAACGATCAGGCTATCAACTTCCCATTCCTTGAATTCCTCAAACGCCCGCTGTTTTAACTCGGGGAACTCCATGCGTTTCTTGAACGCGTTGAGCAATATGATATTTGCCCGGTTTACACCCAGATCGTCGTCTTTATAGAACACACCCCATGTCGTACATGCAGAATAGTCGGCCCGTTCTGTCTTTAAGAACGCTGTATCCCAAGACTGAATGATAAATTCGCACGAAGGCGGGCTGTCATGCTCCCAAATCTTCCACCATTCACGCTTGACAATGGCAGACACGTCCGAAGTGGGGGACTGCATGTACTGCGCTTGCCATTTGGCGTTAGGAAGTTCTTCTTTTAGGGCTGACAACTCCTTGAGTGACCAAAACTCAGGCCATAAGGGTTTACCCGAAGGCAAAATAGCAGGAAACTCGATCACTTCCCACTCTTCGCCCGACCTTTGGGCCGCAGCCTTGATCACTTGACCCGTTAAGTCCCGTTTAGACCACCTCGTCATCACCATCACGATAGAGCCACCCGGCTGGAGACGCTGGCGAGGGCCAGATGTGTACCACTCATACGTCTTATCGTAGATTTCTGGGTTGGACTGGGCCATTGCGGCCTCTTGCTCCGAGTGCGGGTCGTCGATAATCAGAATATCCGCACCTTTACCAGTCACAGCACCGCCAATACCGATAGCGAAGTACTCTCCGCCAAAGTTTGTCGCCCATCGACCCGCCGCTTTGGAGTCTGACTGCAAGTCTAGGGCCGGAAAGATCCGCTTATAGTTAGCAGAGTCCACCAAGTTACGTACTTTTCGGCCAAAACCCACCGCCAACTCAGCAGTGTGGCTGGTCTGGATGATCTTTTTACCCGGAAATTTGCCAAAAAACCACGCTGGTAGCAGATACGAGGCAAATTCTGACTTGGTATGCCGTGGCGGCATGTTAATAATGAGGCGCTTACACTCACCCCGAGCCACCCGCTCAAACGCTCTGGCCATTTTCTCGTGATGCCGACCGTGGATAAAGTTAGGCCACATCTCCCTGATGAACACCATGAAGTCATCAGACGCTAGGGTACGCAACTTGCGGGTATTTAGCTCATCCAGAATTTCTGCAATGGCTTCTTGCTCGTCTTTGGGGAACTTCTTGAGCAGCATCTGCTGCTGACCATACGGCAGGGTCTGGAGTTTCTCCAGCACCAATTCAAGTTTCGTCTTTTCCGCGACTTCAGTCATCAGTCTCGTCCAACTCTTTGCCAGTCATGCCCAGTTCTTCGTCCAGATCAATCACCTGCACCGCAGGTGCACCGTTCAGGTACTTCTCTTCTGTCGGTTGCAGTTGCTTGGCTTCCACATCAATGATGCCATCCATGTAAGAAGACAGCTTGGTAGCCAGTTCAGCCTGCAACTCTTCAGTTGTTCTGTGTGTGACGTTGATCTCCATGCGTTCCACAAACGCGCCTACATCACTCATCTTACCTAGCAGTTCTAACGCTTTTAACTGGGTGGACTCTTTGTCCGAACCTGTCAGCATGAGAAGCCGCATCTTTACGTAGTTTCTAACCTGCGCCGCATTCCGTACAACTTCTACGTCGTACTCATTCAACATGGCTTTCAACAAAACAGCGGCTGCTGAGTTTAGTTCTTTGCCCGCAGTTGGAGACTCAAAGAATTGAGCGTGAGCTTCTTTCTTGTCCGCCGTTGTGATAGCGGGTACTTGCATTCCGTTGGCCGTCAGAAATTCGACGGTGTTAAATGCCGCTTGCGCTCGTTCGTGCAAGTCTTTAGCTTCCTCGGCTGTTAGCGAGAAAGGCAGGGGGACATCTAGTTCTGGTGTAACAAGAATCATGGGTAGCGGTTTGTGGCTCCAATTTGTGCGGAGTGTACACGCTTTTGAAAAAATAATATAGGGGGGTGGGGTTTGTTGTTAAAAAACATGACGGGGGGTGTTTCTAAAAAGGACACTAAAAAATGCAGAGTAAAAAATGCGTAGGGGGTACCCTACAAGATGTTGTGGTGTTGTATTAACGGGCGGATCTTGGCCCGGATTTGAACATTTGCACGGTTTAGATTGGCGGTTGATATCTTTTGAGTAAAACACAGTGTATACACTGGCCCAGACTGACCGGCCT